TTGTATCGTTGTCACACTATAATGAATTGTGCAAAGACTTGTCCAAAAGGCCTAAACCCGGCATTAGCAATAGCTGAAGTCAAGAAGATAATGTAGTGTTTGAGGATCCATGGCAATAATAGATTATAATGAGCCTTTTATTTTATGGGCAAGTGCAAGAACCGCTTCTACAGATTTTTTTTACGAATACTCTATAAGAAATAACTGTAAAACTATGCATATGAATCACGAACCTTTAAATTTAGAAGGTGTAAGAGCTGGACTATTACCTTCCGGTGGAATATTAGAAGTGGTTTCTCAAAAATATTCTTTTAAGTGTATGGTAAATACATACACATCAAAAAAAGGATTATATGAATTAAGTAAACTTAAAAATGCAATTCCAGCTATGAACTATAAGCACATTATAATTCATAGAAAAGATCTTTATGCTAGAGAAAAGTCATATCTATTTTCGCAACAAAATAATGTATGGTCTAAAAAAGATTTACTTATACCAAGGGAATTTGTTGGATGGATGAATTTATCAGATAAAAAATTACGATGGAAAGAAGAACATGCTATAAAATTTGAGAAAGAAGTTTTAGACAAATATGTTGAACTTATTAATATATTTGATGAATATGAAATTCCTTATCAAATGGTAGAATTTGAAGAAGCATGCGAATATATCGGTAAAGATACTTCGCAAGGAACTAAACAATATTATGGAGAATGGGAATCTGCTACGGTTAAAGAGCAGCTACTCAAATTAGAAGACCATGAATTTTACAAAAGAATTAGAAGAACTTAATCATCCTCTCATACCGAAACACGGTGAAAATATTAAGGGTGAAGATCTTGAAAATTATATTCAGAAAACTGGTGATTTAGATTTTGCGTACGCAGTCTTAGAATACATTAATAATTTACTTCTTCAGCTGGCTAAAATTAAGAATAACGATTTAAGATTGTCAGCTAAAATAAATTCTAAAAATATATTAATTCGTGATGGTGCACCGTATTTTGTAGATCAAATAGAATGGGTGCATTCACACGAGGTATTTAAAATCATAATGTCTACAAACGTAGACATATGTAATTCACTACACACATCTTTACTTTTATACGAATCTGTAAATTGGAAAACTGCAGCATACGATAAAAATCATGCTGCAATATATACTGCTCAGCATCAAAAGAATGAGGAGATCTTTGAGAAGGGTGTACGTCACGGATTTTGGAATGTAAAGACAAAAGAAGAAATAAAAGAAAAATATGAAAAGTATAAACATTTAGAGGATTGGTATGAATCATAATGCAAGTGGAGCTTTATATCACACATGGACAAGCTTTATTCTAATTGACGTTTTAGAAGATGAAGAAGCAGTAATATGCTGTGAAGATATAAAAGTAGCAGAATTATATAAAGAAGTTTATTTAAATCATTTTAACGCCAAACAATGGTTTAAGAACGCAAAGCTAGAAGACGGAAAGCGAGAGTGGAATTACGAAGCTATGGAGAAATACGTCGTAGAAGCGAATGGCTTTCTTAATTATCTTAAGACTGATAAAAAACCAAACAATAAGTTTGGATATTCTATAGCTAAACGTGACGTATCGACTCAAGGTGTAGAAGACAACATGTATGAATTTATGCAAGATCTTTTAAAGGACCAGGTTGATTTAGGAAATTCTCGTCATTTTAAATCAGCCGAAGAACTAGATGATAAGTTTACAATGCTTTTAAATTGTAAAGCGTTTATTGGTACAGAAACGTCATGGTCGCTGCTGTCTAAAAATCTACATATTCCTTGCATGTCACTTCATCAGTTTTGGCCCTATAAAAGTATAAAGCGCGTTAGAATAGATGGAGTTAGAACATACGTAGACCCACATATATCGATTGAAAAATGATGGAGTTTGCGACAAACCATGCTTTAGGTAAAACGTGGAGACAATATCACTACATGAACCATGCATGGCGTTTAGGCCATGAAGATGATATGGTAATATATTGTTCGCATTTTGATCAAGCTAAAATCATGTGGGAAGCATATAAACATTTCTTTGAGGTAAAAGGTGAACCGATTTTCCGAGAAGAAAATTTTGAGCACGTTTTAGATTTACAAGATTACTATAGAAATCCTACACGAGATGATCTTTTTGATTTATTTAAAACATATCTCAAACCATGGCCATATCTAGGAACTGCATTACCTATAGCTTATTCTATTATTGATATAAAAAATGGTGATAAAGGAATCGATAGTAAATCAAAAAATAATATTCTTAAATTTTTAACAGGCACAGATTTAGGCGATACACGTAATTTTAAATCTGCAGATGAATTAATCTATAAAATTACGCAGCTGGCTGCAGCAGAAACATTTATAGGACCTAATTGTTCGTGGTCTTTTTTGTGCCCTTATTTTGATACAACATGGATTGAACTGAGAAGAGGATTCTAATGAGTACAGCAATCGTAATACCAGCTAGGATGAAATCAACAAGATTTCCTGGCAAACCTTTAATTGATATGGATGGTAGACCTTTAATTCGAAGATGCTTTGATATTTGTCAGTCGTTTGGTTATGACACATATGTCCTTACTGATAGTCAAGAGATCGCAGATGTCATTACAAAGTTTAATGTAATATGGACAAGTCCTGATTGCACAGATGGAACGGATCGTTGTCTTTCTGCAATAGGTGATGAACTGCATTATGACAAATATATTAATGTACAAGGTGACACTTCGAATCCTAATATTACAGTCATTAAAGCAATAGAGAAAGCACTAGACGATCACTATGTAATTCAAGCACACAAAAAGATGACGCCTGAGGGTCAAGCGGATCCTACTGTTTGTAAAATGGTACAAACAAATAATGTGGTGCATTGGTATGTTCGCAGCGCATTAGCATATGGTGATTTTTCTTTAGGCTATCATGGATATACACCAGAAGCAAAAAGACGTTGGAATACATTTACACATTATGAAGAAGAAAAGATAGAATCAATTGAAGCTATGAGGTGGATTCAGAACAATGATATGGTTAAAACTGTCAGAGTAGAAGATGATGGTATAGAAATTAATGAACCTAAAGATTACGAGCTCTGGAAAAAAAATTATAAGTGATTGATTTTAAACAAAACAAAAGTATGTACAAACGCGAAAAAACAGTGTAGGATGGTTACATCAAATGAGGAGATAACCATGAAAACTTTTACAGTATATCAGCTACAAGGCCCAAACTACAGAGACGCACGTTTTGATTTAGGTTTCGGCGATAATCCAGTAGCTCTTGCTGAAAAACTTTTCAACCAACGTTCTTATCAGTTGGTTGCTGACATCAAAGCAGTTGACCTAAACCACGTTTTTCAAATTGGTAACATTGGTCCTGAAGAAAATATTACACGCATCGGTAAAATGTGTTCTCTTTCAGTCGGTGACGTAATTCAGTGTCAAGAAACTGGCGATTGTTTTCTTATCGCAAACTTTGGTTTTAAAAATCTTTTCGAAAAGGAGGCAGCGTAATGTATACTTTTGAAGATAACCTTTTTTCTGATCTGCACAAAGAAGTGTATGGTTTCCGTCCTCGTTACCACAGATACTATGAAGCTTCTGATAATGAAAAGCAAAATATCTGGGATGATCTTGTAGACGAGATGGATCAGGCTGTAGCTGATGCTCGTCAAGCTGTCAAAGATGCAATTAACAGATTTGAAGATCGTATCGCAGATGTTATCAAGATTGGTGCTGGTGATCGTAAGACAGCTCTTCGTTGGATCACATCTAACGAGAAGTTTTTTCACGAACAGAGTGTTGAGCATTTTGTTTGGGAACAAGGGTTTTTAAACTCTGGCTATGGTACGGCTCTTATAAAAGAGCTTGTAGACATAGTTGAGTATGAAGAGATGGAGTGGGTATAGTGGAGGTATATCTAATAATAGAAAATTACTTTTGGAATGCAATGGGTATTGCCGCCGTAATAGGCGTAGTAATACTATTACAGAAATGGATGTAATATGGAAAAACATTACAACAACTTTTATGGCCGCGGTAGTAAGGAAGGAATAGAGTTCGATGGAAAAATTTGGGACGATAGGCACGGAGGTCCTTTTGATCGTGGATCAGCTGATTCGTATTATCGTAGGGGTATTACTCCTCACTTTTTTACAGGTTCAAGTTATCAGTCTCCTATCGTAGAAGAAAGCGAAATGACAAATGAGCAATTGGAAGCATATCACGCAGGTTATAGATACAATCAGAAGCAAGGTGATTTTAAAGAGTGGTGATATGTTTACAAATGAAATTGAGTGGGAAGAAACTATAACGACCGTTTTAGATGATAGCGGACGTCACGAAGACGTTCAGCTATTCATTGACGATCACGGTGTATTCATTCGTCAATGGAATGAAAAAGCGAAAAAATTTGATTTAATCGAATTGACTCATAAGATGTATCATGAGCTAATAGAAGCAATGAGATATAAAGAAGGCGCTTACATTACTAGATACAAAGCTGTGTAATATTTTTATCACACTCTAGAATAAAATATATTTAACTGTGTACATTCCTGTATTTTCGTAGTAGTATAGGATTATAACATAGGAGAAAATATGACTAATCAACAAAAAGCCGATCGTCTTGCAATCATTCAAAAAATCGCTGAAAGACAAAAGCGTGAGAAAGCTACTGCATTACGTATGGCTAAACTCAAAACTCGTTCTAAATCTTTGGTAAAAAGAGTACCAAAGAAAAAGCGTGACTTCATGGAAATTCCAAAAGAGTCTAACATGTATCAGTGGACTGATGCTAGTAAGTACGCTAAAGAATATTATGGGGAGACCATGTATGAAACAACCAGATTCGACAACGACTGGGATTAATGGAATCGAAGTAGAGTTGATGCTGAGTCCACTCAAGGCTCAGCTTGACAAACTCGAGCAAACCACGTCAAACATAAGTATCAAGCTTGATTCCTTGATACATGTTACACTTGCGTGGAATGAAAGTATCGACAATATTAATGAACATCTAAAAGAAAGTATGGGTGTAATTAAAGAACATGTCGGTCTTATTGAAGATTCTGATGTGTTGGTTAACATTGACGATTTTATTTTAAAAAGTTCTTACGAAAAGGACGAGACGGATGAAAAGGTATTACACCTAAATCCTGATTTATTTAATGGAGGCGAAAGCAGTGATAAGTGAAATTGAAATGGAGATTGCGGTGAACCGTAGTGAAATGATACAAGAGTTACATAATCGTGACTGCCAAGTTATCTTTAGCAAAGTTGATGGTACTGAACGTACTATGATTTGTACTCTCAATGAGAGTGTGATTGATAACGTAGATACAGCAAAGCGTGAAGTGAAATCACGTAATGATAATGTTCTTGCTGTATGGGATGTAGAAAATAAGGGATGGCGATCTTTTCGGATCGACTCTGTCATATCTTTTACATAGTATAAATAGATACATGTATATCCCACTAGAATATCTTTTTGCTATTACTACGACAGTTGTAGCATACTTGACATATCGTCTAGGTAAAAAAGATGATGCAGATTATCGAGATGATATAGTCGATACGACTATTGATTATCTTATTCAAGAAAATATGGTAAAATGGAAACGTCACAGTAACGGCGAGATAGAATTATTTCCTCTCGACGAAAATTAACTGTGTACATTTCTGTTTTTTCGTGTTAGAATAGAATTATATTATGAGGAGATATTATGGAACAAGTGAAAAAAATTCGTAAACGTCGTAAGCCAATGTCAGAAGAGCAGCGAGCAGCTGCGGCTGAAAGACTTAAAGTAGCACGAGAAAAACGTATGAAAGCAAATCCGCCTACGTACAAGAATATACATCCATCAGTCTTAGCTGTTCCTGACGATCAGCCTATGTCTCTTAAAAATGTGAGACAGTGGATTAAGACACAAAAAGATTTAATGTCGGCTGAGCGTAAAGCTATGAGAGCTGACACAAACAACAAGACAGGTGCTCTTAGCCGATTCCTTAATCATCAAGCATATATTAGAAATCTAGATCGCTACTTACGTGACGGCGATTACGTTGACAACTACTATGGTGAGTACGGTACATCTAAAATTAAATGGCATTGCGCAGTACCTGCCTATGATAAAGATGGTCAAATCAAGCGTACGCACGGCGTATTCTATGATGACATCGGTACTGTCTGGAGCGATTATGATTGAATCAAAGTTTTTAACCAAATCTAAGTTCAGTGTTCTCATTGAGAATGCTGTTCTTAAAAAGAAAATGTCGTACATGGATGCAGTTCTCGACGTCTGTGATAAGAATGACATTGACCCTGAGGATGTAAAGAAATTTATATCCACACCAATTCGAGACAAAATCGAAGCCGAAGCAATGAGGCTTAACTTTCTTCCGAAAGGAAACACACTACTTTTTGAATAGGAGAAATCAAATGACAGTAACTCGTGACGAACGTATGGCAAAATCTAGAACTGCTCGAACAAAACGAAGAGCGTTGAAAGAAACCTTACTATCAAAGACCGATAGGTTTTTTACGAGAATGCGAAAACTCCGAAGAAAGAAACAAAAGAGTGTACACTAACGCATGTATAGTGTATAATATTACAGTAACATTTCAGCAAATACAAGGAAAAATATATGTCTTTTGCAAACTTAAAGCGTAATCGCGATAATATTTCTAAATTAATCAAAGCAGCCGAATCAACCGGCGGTGGAGGTGAAAAGAAATCTTATGCTGACGATCGTATGTGGAAACCCACAGTAGATCAAGCCGGTAATGGTTACGCGATACTACGATTCCTTCCTGCCCGTGAAGGAGCCGAACTACCTTGGGCAAGATACTGGGACCATGGTTTTAAAGGACCAACTGGTCAATGGTATATCGAAAAATCTCTTACATCAATCGGACAGAACGATCCAGTCGGTGAACTTAATTCTAGACTATGGAATACTGGTATCGAAGAAGATAAAGAAACAGCACGTCGACAAAAGCGTCGATTGCATTATGTTTCAAACATCTTTGTTGTTTCAGATCCTGGTAATCCTGAGAATGAAGGCAAAGTCTTCATGTATCAGTTTGGTAAAAAAATCCATGATAAGATAATGGATCAAATGCAACCAGAATTTGCAGATGAAGAGCCAATCAATCCATTTGATATGTGGGAAGGTGCAAATTTTAAACTTAAGATTCGTAACGTAGAAGGTTACAGAAACTATGATAAGTCTGAGTTCGCAAAACAAACATCATTGCTTGATGGTGATGATGCAAAACTAGAAAGCGTTTATGATCAAATGTATGATCTGTCTGAGTTTACAGATCCTGCAAATTATAAAACGTACGATGAGTTGAAGACAAAGCTTTCTTCTATTCTAGGTGAAGTCGCTGGTATGGGTGCTGCTACTATGGCACAAACCGCCCAGATGAATGAACCTGTTGAAGCTGCTGCTCCTCAACGAATTGAACCAGTCACGGCAGAGAATATCAAAGTCGAAGACGATGATGACACTCTCAGTTATTTTGCTAAACTAGCTGAGGCTGACTAAAAATAAAGGCGGGTGTTATCACCCGCTTTTTTTAATCAACTTGGATTAAAGTAACAGCATCTACCGGTGAAGGCATTGTAATAACTTGCATAACACCGCCCATATTGTTCTCTGTGTGTGACGGGGCAATCACGAGCGGGCCCATACCACTTGAGTTAAATCGATTTGCATCTGGTATACTATCTGGAGGAATAGCGTCAATCATCATTTCAGTAGGTGTCTTACTTGTATATACCAGTCCTCCATGCACCTGATTAATTGCTTCTCGAGCGGCGCCCTGAAAATCACTGTATCCCATTATTGGGGACAGTTGGGGTGCATCTTCGCCGTAAATTTGACTCATTCCGAAATTAGCTATTGCATTTGGCAAATTTAACGCACCTGCAAATGCATTTTGAAGCATGTCCACAAGACCTAATGGAGAGGTCAGGACACCGACTGCAGCTTTAGTCCCCCTACCTTGTACCATGTTTAATCTTGGATCTCCTTGTGCCAGTACAGATTCTATTGCAACACCAAAAGGAAGAGCTAATTTTCCAAGAGTACTTATAGCCTTATCAAAGCCCTTCACCGATCTAATAAGGTTCTGGGCCTTTTTTAATCTTGATTCTTTTGTTTCAGGTGCGACCGGGGCATTAGTATTTGCAGGTAGTGTCATTCTTGGGTCAGATTTCATCATTTGTACTAGAGGTCCAAAGCCACCTGGCCGGACTTTAGGTGGAGGTGGTTTTGGGGCATTTTTCTTTATTTCATCTAGAGCAGGTCCTACATTGCTAGCAGCAAAAGGATTTTTTAATCCTAACATACCAGCTACCGCAGCTCCCATAGCTACAGCTGCCCTACCAGCTCCTACCTTACCTAGAAAAAATAGCAGTCCCCTTCCGAGGAATTTTAGAAAGCCTGGTGCAGCTATACCTGCAGCAATAGCTAAACCATCTCTAAAAGCTGCAGTTTCTGTGTCAATCTGAATATCGGTCAATGGGATATTGTATTTCCCATCTTCTTTACCAAAAAACTCGTTAAACTTTTTAATACCAGTTTCGCCGTATGCACCTATTACACCTGCAATAGCTGGACCAAAAAGTCCTTTAGCTCCTAGTAGTTTTGTAGCTATAGCTGCTTGACCACCTTGAGTTAATCTTTTCTTTGTCTCTTCAGTAAAATCAGTTTTTAAAATTTCATCATCAATATAATCAACTAATCCTCCTATGGCTTGTTCACCGAATTTAGACATGACTGCAATTGCTGGAGCAAATCGTAATAATTTACCGGCACCTAATCCGATAGTACCTGCAGCTAGACCCATTGCTCCCATAAGTTTTTCAGCAATCGCACCGATTCCAAACCCGCTAGGTAATCCTAAACCTTGTTTTAAGCCTGCAGTAAAACTTGATGGACGTTGAGCTTTAAATTTTTGTTCGCGTTCTTTTTGCTTTGATTCAAGTTCCTCTTCTCTGCGATCTCCACCACCTTGTTGCCTATCTAAGAATTCACCAAAGCGATCTTTAAGACCTGCTGTAGTCCTAGTACCATCTTCGATTGAAGAAGTCTGATCTCTTAATGTGTCATTAATTTGAGCTAATGTTGCCATTATAAGTTCCTTACGTTTCTTCTTTTTTCTTCTTCGGCTTGTTCTTTTAGATCTTCAGAAAGCATCGTGATGTAGATCTCCCTCTCCCATGGTAACATTCCTTCAATCTCTGTTAAGGAATATTTATGATTTTGTATTAACTGATAATTTGTTTTATAGTAGTTTATCAGAGTTTCATGAGAGAGGTTTATGAGAAAAAATCCTGGATACCTCGCAGTGTATGTATATTATCGTGATTACATGATGTACATTGGAATTTAATATCGTGTGTCAAATTTGGTACGTCATTTACAAATTCCATAATCTTATCAAACTGTTCATTTGTAAGAGAGCCTAGAAAGTTTTCTACGTCTTCTTTAGGCTCATCTGCAAAATTAAAGTTTTCTTCTTCAGACTGTAAACTATCTAAACAACCCAAAGTCAAATAATATAAAGTCTCTGAGTATCCTGCATCTTCTGGTAAGTCAGTCTTAACCATATGAGAATACATCGGATATCTTAATTTTAATGTATAGTTTTCATTTAATACTATTTTATTTTTATTGCTCTTTGGTACGTCTATTTGTATTTTATCTAACTCAACTGTATAGTCATTTGGTATTTTACATTCAGTACATTTTACTGTTATTTTTGATGTCTCGCCGGCAGATTTTGCACGGATCCTTGTAAAAATATATTCTACATCAAATGTTGCCAGAGAAAGTGGATCGATCGGATCTATTACACATGATTTAATCGTATCTACAATAGATGATAAAATTTGTTTATCGTCTTGTGACTCTAACGCAATAAGTAATACTTTTTGTTCTTTTACTAAAAATGGTCTATATCTAACTTCCTGTTTCGTTGATGGTATAGTAAGAGAGTACTTAGGTACCTCGTTCACTGTTGGTAAAGGCATTATACAGATCTCCAATCCTTAAATGATAATTGCACGGTCAATTCAACCATTCCACCTGGTTCATTGCTAAATTCTATAGCGCTCATACTTGTTGGAAACGCTTTTTCTAAAATACAAGTGTATTGAACTTGTGCGTCTTCTAGTCGCTGTTGCAGATTGTCAAACTCTGCACTGTTATTTAATACACCTGATGCTAATATTCTTTCAGCTTGGCCTAATACATTTTTTGGCATACTAAGCTGTTGCACTCGTACTTCAAACCCATATTCATCTGGGTAATTTAATTCTTTTGTCTCAAAGTTGATTATTTTACTTTGCCAAAATTCAAAGTATTGTTTGATGTCGTAATCATTTGGTACATGAAAAGTCAATGATACATCGTCTGTTGCATACGTATATGCTAGTTTATGTTGTTTCATACCAACAATGCGCTCATTTGTAAGAATCTGTCTAAAGGGAAGTTGTGCCGATTTACATAAAACATTTAATCGACGAGTAGTGATACCAAATACTCCATCGACTGACGGTAAGAATACACGCCATAAAGATGTTTTTGCAAGTCCGGTACTAAACTCTCCTTTGAGATCGTCAATGCTATATGTCATTAGATCATTTTCCTTGAATCTCTATATACAGTAGACTTACCTGATTTTTGAAAGTCTGCAGTTGGTAAGAATGTAGCGATCTCCCACTCGGGTGCCGGTACATACGCAAATCTACTTTTAACGTTTGAATTTAAATAATGTTTGAAGCATGGCTTAAAAAATTTCAAACTAGATGCACGTTTGAGTGTGTTGTATGTTGCTTCGAACTTTGTAGTATCATCAAAATTTTTGTTGTTAGTTATATCCATCAACGCGTCAAGCATCTTTGCTCTCAATGTTGGTGGAAGATAATGTAAATTCAAACCATGAAATCCACCAGGTGCAGGACCTACAACAATGACTAACGGAAAGCTATCATAATATGGTAGAGTATCTTTTGTTTTTGGATCATAGAAAAACATATACATGTTTCCTGTAATGCCTTTATTTTTTAACTCTACTGGATCTTCTTTCATTAATGCACTACGACTTACACGTCCCATTGCTGAGGCTTTACGCCTGAACCAATCTATTGATTGTTTTGTTCTAGGTGTAATACCTGCTCTGAAAGCTTCGAGCTCTAGTTTTTGAAATATATTTGCCATAGCAGTATTTATATGCTATTTCTTCTTTTTCTTTGGAGGAGGTAGCGGCTTTAGTTTCTTTATTGGTTTAGGCATAATACCCATAGTTTGCAGAGTATTCTCTGTCCAGATTTGAAACTCCCACTTTCTATCTTTTGCATATGATTGTGCAGCTTCCCACTTATTCATATTCTTGACATATGTAAATGCCTCATTAATATATCGCTTTGTACGTTTAGATCCTGTGGGTGGTTTTGTTTCTCTATCAGGTTTGATCTCAACTAATAGTACTCTGTCCTCAAGAACTATTTTAAGATCAGGAAAATACCGATGATAACGTTTATCGGCATCATAATAATATGGCACAACGACTTCTTCGCTCGTCCAAGATTTTACTTTTGGATTCTCATCACACCACTTAAAGCAATGTCTTTCCCACATTGATCTAAAAATAATGTTATTATGGTCTCCACCATACTTCTTTGGGTTCTTTGGTTTGTATTTACCTGAGTATGCCATATAAATAGTCTTAAGTTTTTTAAGTATTTATTGGAAAAAACATGCCTAAATATAGATTCCCTCTCGAAGCACAAGACGATTATAAAGGCCGTGTGTATTTTACACAGATAATTGAAATACCACCAAAGATTAATACTTCGGCTTTTAAAAGAAAAGAGGTTGAAGGTGGAGGCCCTGCCGGTCAAGGTAGTAGGGTTACTGATGAGTTAAATTTATTATCTATGGCTAAGAACGTTGGAAGCTTATTTACTGGAACATTTACTCCTGGACAAACATTTAGAGGACAAACAGTAGAATTATATCTTCCTCCAGCACAGACAATACAAGATGGAATAGAGTTTGATAATTCATTTGGTTTTGGTATAGGTGGCGAGGCAGCAAGACAAGCATTATCAAGAGGAGAAAGTTCTATATTAGGTGCTTCAGCTTCGGCCCTTCTAGGAACAGGTGGTATCGGTTCAATACTTTCAAATCTACAAGATCCAGCTATTGCAAGAGTTGCTGCAGCAAAAGTTGGCTCTATGATGGGAAACACTGCAGGTGGTGTGGCATCTACAGTTTCACAAACTGCACTGAATCCAAATATACGCGCAGTATTTAAATCGGTAAGACCAAGAGAACATTCTTTTAGCTTTAAGTTTTTACCTAGATCAAGAGCAGAAGCAAAACAAATAGAAAATATTATAAAATGGTTTCGTACTGAGATTTATCCAGAATCAATTGATATAACTACTGGTGGTCAGAGACTACCTATTGGTTATAAGTTTCCTAATAAGTTTGGTATTGCTTTAAGATATGGAAGAAAAAACGTTGGCGCGCAATTACTTCCTTGCTATCTACGTGGTATGACTACAAACTATAATGCTACTGCTATGTCATTCTATCGTGATGGACAATATAGCGAAATAGATCTTACACTCGATATGATAGAATTCAGAACGCTAGACAAAGATGATGTTAGATATGGATGGAATCTATATGGTAAAAATTATAAAGATTTTTGGGAAGAGTTTATAGCTCAGTTGACTAAAGACGAAGCAGAACCATATGTAGCTACACGTACCGAAACACGATCTTAGGAGAAACCATGTCAACATACTTTATAAACTTTCCAGAGGTTCCATACAAGTTTGGTGCAAACTTACCGGCAGTTGCATATCAAAATCTAACTGCATACGTTGATGTTATTGATCAGATAAAAGATAATATAGCATTCTACAGAAACTATTATATTCAAGAAGGTGACAGACCAGATCAATTATCTTTTGAATTATATGGTACTACAGATTATTATTGGATGTTTTATTTACTTAATGATCATATCAAAGAACAAGGTTGGCCTTTAACATATGATGCATTAAGCACACTCATAGATAAAGATTTAATACATACTGTTGTTGAAACCAAAGATGTTTTTGCAAATAAAATGAAAGTCGGCCAAACTGTAACTGGATCTTCCTCTGGTGTATCTGGAACCATTGCACATAGAAACTTAGATTTAGGTCAGTTATACATCAAAGACTTACAGGGCAGTACATTTGGATCTACAGAAGTTTTAACATCACAAGTCGGAGAAACAGTAGAATCTATTACTCTTATATCTTCTGCTGCTGAGAAAAACGCAGTAAGATATTATGTGGACGGAGACAATACACATTCCGACATAGATCCACATGCTGATAGACCAAATACTAAAACACCAGTAACACATCTAGATTATTATCTTGCAGAAAATGAAAAACTAAAATCGATAAGAGTTATAAGACCTGATGCTGTTCGTGATATATTTAGAGAATTTCAGGATAAATTTTTAGATGGCTAAATCATATACGCCCTTTGACCCTCATGAATTTGAGATGCGCCGTGCTGTACTATCTACACAGCGCAATGATCATGTTGTTGACATCACTAATACACTAATAGAACTAGTAATATTTGAACATATTGAGCGGGCATATCTTACTGGTAAACTTTCATATATCGATACCGGTAGATCTATAGAGAGTATGGATTTTCAAGGTACTGAATTTTTAGAGGTTGAATTTGCATTACATACAACTCCACATAAAGTTACAAAACGATTTGTTGTAAGAGAAGTTGAAAGCATTGTACCTACAACAGATACTACTGATACGGTTACGCTCGGTATAGTAGATTATGATTCATATTTAAATACACTTATTAACGTAAATAAGATGTACGAAGGTAAACCAAGTCAGATTATCGATAATATTTTAATAGACTCGTTTGACAATAAAAGAGTAATAAGAGCTGGAGATGCTAGTCAGATTCCATCTTTAATAGATGAATATAATACTGCGTCAAATCCAAATGCAGATGAGTTAAATTCATATAGACAATTGGCTCAAGAGTTACAATCATCGTTTCGATACATCGTTCCAAATCTCAATCCATTAGAAGCAATTGAAGTAATAAAGAGAAGAACGACTGGATTAACTGGTACACCATTTTTCTGCTATGCATCACTGGCTGATAACAATTTAAGATTTTATGATTTATATAGTTTATTGCAAGAACCTCCTATTAATGATGGTGATCCATTTATTTTTTCTTCACAATTATCACAAAAAGCTCCAACTACTGGTGCAGGACTTGCAAGACAAATAAGTAGAATAAAAAATCCGAAGAATGCTAATACATTAGCTTTAATTATGAATGGAGATGTAGGTTCTTTCTACGAATATGTAGATACTACACATGGACTAGAATATAGATTTAATTATGATTTAGAAAAAGTTATGTCTAATCTACTTACAAGTAATTCATATCCTGCAGCTGATACTAGATCTCAATTTAAAAATACACCTATTAGTGAAATGCTCGCTGAAAGAATTACAAGAGTAGCTACAGGAAATATATATGATGAAGATGTAAAAAATTTACATGAAGATACGAGTACACAAAGACATTCTGCAAAAGCGATATCACAATCAGTAAGAAATCTACTTGGTAAAGCTGTCTTAGAAATAGAAGTTCCAGGACTTCATATGATGCCTCAAGGCGGTAACAAAACTTTGGGAAGAATTCTTTCGATTGTATCTGTTGCAGACACTGAACAATTTGTTGAAGTGTTTGATAGAAAAAGAACTGGTGATTATATGATATATACTGCGCGACATGTATTAACTCCAAACAACCATACGGTTGGTTTAAGTCTTGTAAAAATTGCTAACTACAGAGGTAATACTAAACTTAGTGGCAGCGGGAGTGTTTCTTAATGTCATATTATGGAGACAAAACTCGTTGGTTTATTGGTGTAGCAACTAATAACTTAGATCCATTACAACTTGGTCGAGTACAGGTCAGGATATATGGTATACATTCGCGAAGAACTTTAGATATTCCGAATTATGCATTACCGTGGGCAACTGTATTACAACCAAATACAGCAGGTGGTACATCAGGAATCGGTATGATGCCACAGATTTTACCAGGCGCTCAAGTGTTTGGGATGTTTTTAGATGGTAAATCTTCACAGGTACCATGTATATTAGGCGTAATGCCTAAAATAGAACTACCAACAGAGCAGCAATTATCAAAACAACAAGATAAAGCAATACAATATGAAATTGGTTATGACGCCGGTCAAATCGATCCACGGTTAGCTCAAGCTGCAGGATTAACTAATATTAATAATATTACAGGTGAGTTAGTAGGAACAGAAAGAGTAGAACAAGCTTTTAACTTTTTTACATCAAGGGGTTTTACAGCAAAGCAATCAGCTGGTATAGTTGGAAATCTTATTGTTGAATCTGGATCATCCGATCTTCCAGAACACGGACCAAGAGGAGATGGAGGACAAGCTGCGGGTATTGCTCAATGGCATCCTGGACGTAGAAAAATTTTTGAACGAGTATATGGTAAACCGTGGTGGGATAGCACGTTCACAGATCAGCTAAATTTTATTGTTTGGGAACTAAGTAATTGTGATAGTGAATCAGGATGTTTAAATAGAAACGCAGGTCGAGATTTAAAACAGACTAATAGTGTTGCGATCGCAGCAAGCATCTTTGATGAACAATATGAAAGAAGTTCAGGCGAAGCACGACAAGATAGAATAACATACGCGTATAATGTATATAACAAATTTGGTTTAAAATAATGGCTAGCTTTACTCGATATCAATCTACGCTCTCAGCATATAATCAACGGTTAGGTACTGCAGATTTTAGTAATACGGCACCTACAGTAGAGGGTGAATATAATTCTAAATATACATCAGGTTTAGGAACAGATGTAGGACAAAAATTAAATGGTTTTCAATCTGTTACAAAAACAGAAAACTATTCTGGTCAATTTAAAAATATATTACTGGGACTGGCACTTGTTAAACTCACTGAAGAAGTTGCAGGTGAAAGTTTAACAGAAGTATTTGATGATGCCTTTGAAGGAATAGGATCTGGCAATGCTAATGTTAATAATACATTAACAGCTGCAGCAGCTCTTACTCTTTTAACTGGATCTAGTCCTGCTGCAGGATTTTTAAAATCATATTATGGCGGTAGTTCGGGTCTTGCTGTCGGTAATCTTTTATCAAAGGCAACCGGTAAAGATGTAACTTCATTAGTATCAGCTATACAAGGTGTCCATTCAGCAGGAAATGCAGATCAATTTGTGGCTGCTGGATTATCTCGATCTTTAGGTGCAGTACTTGCTCCAGTTATCTCTAGTTTTAATTCTAAAGTAGATACAGAAATAGGAACTGCAATTGCTCCGGTTCTACAAGCAGTAATGGATATTAGTGCAGGACCGATAGGAATACTTATTGATGAATTAACAGGTAATAAACTAAAAACACTTCAAAATCAAAATATCGTAAGCTTATTATCTCAAGGGAAATACGCAGAAGCAATACTATTAACTTCAAATAATTCTAGTAGTCCTTACAATCTTATTGAAGAAACTTTACTTGGCATTGATACTAAAGTTTCAACTAGGATTACATATACCGGCTCTAATCAAGTTTCGCCATTTGACATTGGTCAAAATGATAATAAGTGGGAAGGAGCTGAAACTAAAACATGGAAAGATCCGGATGCTCAGACTTATAGTAATATAGGCACAGCAGGAATAGGTGCTAGAAGCGGTATACAAACTGGTGACACAGGTATAAAAGTAACATCTCAGTCTGAAGCAGATAGTGTTATGCTAAATGAAGCTTCAACTGAAGCAGAGAAAGAAGCTGCACGTGCATATTATGCAAGCGGAATTAAAACAGACACGACCGTAAGTACCACATTAATTGTGACATCTGAATCTCAAGCTTTTAGTATTTTGCAGAATCCACTTTCAAAACCGGATGAAAGAGCAGCTGCTCAGGCATATTTTGGTGCCGTGGCACCCGCTAGTGATAGTGTGTATAAGTTTACACGTGTAAATGGTCTAGAAGAATTAGAAGCTGAATTTAGATCTGCGACACGTGATATAACAGAGGTTGTAGTTCATTGGTCTGCACACTTTTTAAATCAGGATATTGGAGCAGAAGAGATTCATGGCCAACATAAAACCGACGGCTTTGACGGTATCGGATATCATTATGTAATAAGAAAAGATGGTACTATTGAAAGAGGTCGGCCAATCAATAAGGAAGGAGCGCATGCAAAAGCAAACGGTCACAATGTATATAGTATTGGCATAGCATTCGTTGGCGGATACACAATTAATTCTAGTCGCAGCCGAGCTCGTCCTCCATCTGGTGTAGAGTCTTTTACTGAGCCTCAAATGAAAGCGCTTAGAATGTTTTTCAATGCCTTTTATAAAGTATGGCCTGGTGGACAAGCATGGGGTCATAGTGATACTGATAAAAATAAAATAGATCCTGGTTTTTCTGTTCCTGAATTTGTAAGATCTAAGTTTGGTAAAGAAAATGTGTCAGCGTCTGGTACAGATAAACCACTCTCTCCAGAACAGATAGCAGGAGGCTCGTAATGACGACTGAAAATGATGACGTACTAGATCGACAAAAGAGATTTGGTAATAGAATATATGATGAAGGTGTTTATCCTAGTGGCTATCAAGATCCGTCTGGGGTGTATCCGCGTACTCAATATTACTATGAATCTTCGATTAACAAAGCTTCTCGTGGATTGATAAGAAATGATTTATCAACTAATGGTGGTATACCTACATTACAAAAAAGAAATATTCTAAATGAATATGTAAAAAATCCAAGATATGCAGCTAGTAATGCAGATCCTGTAGGAATAACCAGCGAGGGTGTTCCCACTGGTGCAATCTCCGGAGAGACAGTATTTAATTATATTCCACCACAAGAAGAAGAAAAAAGACGATATTCTACATATCCAAAAAATCAAGTGATAGAAACGCCAGGTGGTCACGTAATAGAATTAGATGATACTATTACAAACGAACGTATTCTTGTTAGACATCAGTCAGGAGCAGGAATAGAAATAAAACCTGATGGCTCAGTGTTTGTTAGCAGTACATCAGATGTATTAATCAGTGCAGGTAATGATCAGCATGTAGTTGTTGAAGGTAATGCACATATGACATATCAAGGTGATTTAAACGTTGATGTAGCCGGTGATTATAATCTTAGTGTCGGAGGCAATAAACTACAAATTGTGACTGGTGATCATATCTCAGAGATAGATGGAGCGCGCAAGAGTAACATTGCACTTCAGGATAACTTAACCGTCAAAGGCCACCAGTATAATACAGTTGTAGAATCAAAAACAGATCTAACTCTTGGTGGTTATACACATGCGGTCAAAGGTAACTTTGAGCAAGCAGTTGAAGGCGAGATGAAACTCCATGCATCAGGAGCTCAACGAATCACGTCACAAGTTAGACAGAATCTAACCTCACCTGATACAAATATTTTTGGAAATAAGTTGACGGTTATTGGCGAGGAAGGAACAATTGGCAGTGAAGAAACAATTATGTATGCTCATAACATTTACGCTGGTCATACAATTTTTGTTGGTGATGGTGCAAACGGATCAGGTACAGTTAATGTCCATACAATAAGGGCATCAGATATTGTTGCTTCAAATAGTATGACTGCTCCCACATTTCACGGAGATTTAGACGGAACGGCTACAACTTCAACTATTACACAATCTCAAGGATATAGTGAAAACACTCAAGGATCTGCAGGACCAATCACTAACAATCCTAGTAATGCATTACCAGATGATACAACTTCTACTTGTTTACCTAATACAGCCTTTGCAGAGATATATGTAGCGTCTGAATACGGTATACAAGATGTAAAAGTAGATCCAGAAAATGAATTAAAAAAATTAATTAATCAAACTACTTTGTCTGGTGGAGTAAGCGATAGACCATTGACAACTAGTGAAATAAGATCTAAACTAAGAGATGAAAATAATAAAAATAATGAAGACTTTACAGGAAAACAGGTGGCAGAAAATAAATTAAATCCAGAATCTTTAGGAGCTAAATCTGTCCCTGCAGAAACAGGTAGAACTGCTAGTAATGATCCAACCGTAGTAGAAAATATTACTGTCATTGGTCCTAATGGAGCATACGCATGAGTGATTTTAATTTTTATAATCCATATTACAAACCAAATCCTGGTATTAAAAAGATTGTACCAGATCCTTTGTATAACCCAAATAATGCTCCGTTTATATCATCTGGTACAAAGCTAGCTCGAGGTGTATCAATAGGAAAGTTTTTAGGTGGTGTAGGTGAGAAAACAAATATGAATCATATTACTGATGATGCTGAAAGATTACAGATTGCACGTCAGTTTTATTTACAAGCCATGGCAATGAATACAGTCAATACTGATTTAGGTCAATTTCATCAAAGACGATTAATTGTAGTAGAAGGTCTATATAAAAAAGGCCCGGAAGAAAAACTAGTTACTGGCGGTCTTAATGATTTAGCGACAAAAGGACGTGTAGTTGTGTATCAATTAATAAATCGTGCTGGTATACCTGATCATGCTGCAATGTTTGACTTAGCTGTCTATTGGAAAGATAGTTTATTATATGAGAAAATTATATTAGATTATGACAGATATAATCCTGATAAATCTCTAGAATGCCATGTTATATTACAAATGCCAGAAGTTGATTCTACATATAAAGGAAACTTTACTAAAGAATTAGAAACAAGATTTAATGGATCATTACAAACTACTGGGGAACTTATAGAAATCCTCGCTTAAACATTATAAATAGTACAAATTATTTGGAATAAATTATGCCAGCAACAAGATCTTTAGCAATAGAAGACGGGAATCTTTCAACATCCAGTGTTGTAACTTCTAGATCTAAAAATTATGTAGATATAGATCTTTCTTTTAATGCAAAGACAAACGGAGATATATTTAAGAAAGTTGATGCCGCTGCTGTAAAGCAAGCGGTAAAAAATATATTAACAACCGGAACAGGAGAAAAACCATTTACTCCTAATTTTGGTGGTGGAATCGGTGATGCTCTTTTTGAAAACATGGATGATGGTACATCTTTTGAAATAGAACAAGCTATTGTTGCTTCTATTAATAACTATGAACCTCGAGCAATAATAGACAAAATAGATATATCAGATAATCCAGATACTAATGCAATAAATGTAACAGTTCGATTCGGTATAGCAAATGTCGGCGAACTTGTTACTGTAACCACATCTTTATCAAGGCTGAGATAACATGGCAACTACGGTACAAAATAGTCAATTAGATTTTGATGCTATCAAAGACTCTTTAAAAACATATCTTGCAAAACAACCAGAATTCGAAGACTATAACTTTGAAGCGTCAGGTCTTTCTAATATTTTAGACGTACTTGCATATAATACACATTATAATGCATTGACCGCTAACTTCGCTTTGAATGAATCGTTTCTTACAACTGCACAATTACGTAGTTCGGTCGTATCTCATGCTGCTACTTTAGGATATGTACCAAGATCTCGTACTGCATCAAGAGCAGAAGTACAATTAACTATGAATCTTGCTGGCGTTGTAGGTCGACCTAGCTCTATTATAATAGGCGCTGGATATACATTTACTGCTGATGCTGATGATGTGACATATACTTTTCAAACATTAGAAGATTATACAGCTACAGATAATGGTGAGGGATTTTATCAGTTTTTAAATGAAAACGGTGATAGCACTATACAAATATTTGAGGGTGTACAAAAACAAAAAACGTTTTTTGTCGGTGATGTGGGTGAACGTCAGTTATATGTTATACAAGACGAAACTATGGATACTCAAACTGCCGCAGTTTACGTGTATGAAACAGCGTCGAGCTCTTCGTTTGTATCTTATACACCAATTACCACTGCTACTAATGTTAATTCTCAGTCACGCTATTATCAAATATCAGAAGCACCGAATGGTTATTACGAATTAAATTTTGGTGACGGAATCTCATTTGGTAGTTCTCCGACAGTTGGTAATAAAATTATAGTTACATATTTGTCTTGTAAAGGAGCTGCAGCCAATAATGCTTCTACATTTGCTCCAGGAGCTGAGATAAATGTTCCGAGCGTCGGCAATTATCCTTTAACCGTTACTACAGTTGCTTCATCTGGTGTTGGTGGCCCAAGACAATCAATAGAATCAATTCGACAAAATGCTCCTATCGCATTTGCTGCACAACAAAGACTTGTAACAGCCGACGATTATCGTGCAGTAATACAGAGAAATTATTCAACGGTTACAGATGCTATCGCTTGGGGCGGCGAAGACAACGTGCCAGCAGATTTTGGTAAAGTGTATGCATCTCTCGTATTTGAAGATGGTACGACTGAAGCACAGAAGACGGCGGTTAAAAACTCAATCGTACAAGATGTATCAAATAATCTTTCTATTCTTTCTATTGATACGGTATTCGAAGATCCACAGACAACATTTCTTGAAGTTATTGTAACATTTAACTTTGATCCAAATTTAACTGGACAAACTGTTAAATCAACAGAATCAACTGTTTTCTCACAAGTACAGTCATACGTTAATAATAATTTGAAAAAATTTGGTGGAATATTTAGAAGATCTGCGCTGTTAGGAGACATCGATGATATTAACGATGCTGTTCTTAACTCTCGTGCATCAGTAAAATTACAGCAAAGATTCGTGCCAGATCTATTACGATCAACATCGTATAAGGTATACTTTCCAGTAGAATTAGCAACTAGTCCTACAGATTTTATTGTTACATCGTCTACATTTGTTTTTAATGATAAAGTTTGTTTTATTAGAAATGCTCTAAATAATACTAAGCTACAGATTATTAACTCTGCAGGCGATGTTGAAATCGATAATATTGGATCGTATGAACCATTAACTGGAACGGTTAATATAACTGGATTTGCGCCAACAGCTATTACTGCTGGTACGAATTATATTAGATTAACATGTACTCCAGCTAATGAATCTACAATTAAACCATTACGAAGTTATATTTTAGATTTAGACGAAGGTGCATCATATGCTACAAGTATAGTAGATAGACAACGAACAGAAATTACTCTTGGAGGCGCAAGTGGCGTAACTTCATCTGCAACTGGTGCAGCTAATACATATGTAAGATCTCCAAGCATACCTTCATCCGGATATTAAAATGTCTCACGCGCCAGACTATAATAGAACGAATTTAAATTTACGGGCATATAGTATTAAAGAGGTACTGCCTCAATATTATACATCTGCCTATCCGAATCTAATTACCTTTCTGGAAGGTTATTATGATTATATGGATTCTGATGGAACTATTGATGCCTTACAAGATTTATATAGTTTATATGATTTAGAAGCAACTGATCTAAAATACATTGAGAAGATATTTGCATCGATTGCCGATGGCGCTAACTCAACATATTTTGGTGAGCCGCGTGAAGTGCTTCGTAACTTTGCAAATTTTTATAGGGTTAAAGGTACAAAGTATTCTGCAGAAGGATTTTTTCGGGCGTTCTATGGATTAGATGTTGAAATAGAATATCCAAAGGATAATCTTTTTATTGTAAGCGAATCAAAAATAGGAACAGAATCGCTTCGTTATATTCAAAACGGCGCTTTATATCAAATATTTTCTGTTCTTATTAAATCATCTATTCCATTAAGTAAATGGAGAGAACTATATAAAAAGTTTGTACATCCAGCTGGATTTTTCTTAGGTGGAGAAGTTGTTTTAGAATTAACGTCGACTAATTCACAATTTTTAGTAATGCCACTTAATATTGATGAGGCTCCGCCTCCACTATTTGTTGAGGGTGTAGCTAATTTTACAATACCAAATGGATTAGTAGAAACATTTGGTATTCTTCCGGACGATGGGGATTCAGATACAGTGGTAGAACGTATTGATCTCAAAGCAAAAGTTGGCGATTATGCAAATATGAGGGCTGACGTCTTTGCTGCATCTTATGGTAAAATAGATGATACGATGAATATTAACTCGCCGACATTTGATGATTCGGCAAAAGATTTTGCACCATTCTACGATAGCGGAGAAGCAGGACCTTCAATCGATCAGCATGGTGTGAGAATGAGTAACGATATAGAAAGGTTCGATCAAGCACTCTGGTTCTATGACTCGGCTGCTGGAAATCCACGCTATATGACAATTGGTTATGTCGACTCAGATTACGTAGAACTTACTTAGAGGTAAAAAAATGGCAATTACATTACGAAATACTAAAGGGACGGCATTGACCCACGTCGAGCTCGATGCCAACTTTACCACATTACAGAACGCTGACTTTGATTCAGCGGCTGTCGCTTCTATTGCACAAGCATTAGATAATTCTCAGTCAATATTAGACTCTGCTGCAGTTACAACAATTGCACAAGCTGCGCAAGGTAACATAAATTTAAATACTCTTGCAGGAGATTCGGATATTGATTTTGGATCAAAGAAAATATTGTATTCAAATAACTATGATTCGATTGGTGCATTACCAAGTGCAGGAACTTATCACGGTATGTTTGCTCATGTGCACGGCGAAGCTAAGGCTTATTATGCTCATGGCGGAGCTTGGATAAAACTTGCAGACTATGCCGATATTGGTACAGGAATTGACTCGGCTAGAACAATATCGCTTGTTGATTCAAATTATGTTTCTGCTAGGATTGGTAGTGTAGGCGGACATACAGATGTTAATATGTCTGGCATATCCAATAACCAGATTCTCAAGTGGGATTCTGCCCAACAATTATTTGTTGCAGCTGCCGACGTAAGTGGTGGTGGAGGCGGTGGTGGTCTAGCATATACTGACTTTAGTGTTTCTACAAATGCTGCAGGATCGCCTGCTCTATCATATAATAACGGTACTGGTGTATTCTCATATACTCCACCAAACTTATCAAGTTATCTAACAAGTTATACTGTATCACAAGGAGATGTAACTGCGCATCAAGCTGCTTTGTCAATTACTGAATCTCAGATTAGTGATTTTGGTACGTATATTGCTCAAGGTTCATCTCTAGATATGAATGGAGCTGAATTAATTATGGATGCTGATGGTGATACATCATTCCATGCAAATACCGACGACGAGATTGATATCCGAGTCAAAGGTTCAGATGTTGGTAAGTTTGATTCTGACGGTCTTATCATTAATTCGATTCGAACAAGTACTGCTGGAACACCAACATTAACATCCTCATCTAATATTAATATGTCAGTTGGCGGATCTGTTACTGTTTCTGGTGGTGGATTTAGAGTTGCATCTTTAACAGGTACTCAACGTAATGCTATGACAGCTGCTAATGGTGAGATAGTTTATAACTCATCAACAAATAAACTTCAGACATATGAAAATAATGCTTGGACAGATGTTATATCAAGTGGTAGTACTCCTGGAGCAACATTTACATTGACAGCTAATGGAGCCAGCGATTACGTCTTTGCAGCTGATAGTAGATTCTTTCCAACATCTGCTAATGATCCGGTGTTGTATCTACGTCGTGGTGACACATACACCTTTGTAAATAACTCTGGTGGTTCGCATCCATTCCAGATAAGACAAAGTAATGGCGGGTCAGCTTACAATACAGGTGTTACTAACAATGGAGCAAGTAGCGGTAATATTGTATTCACTGTTCCAATGTCTGCGCCTTCAACACTCTACTATCAGTGCACAAACCACTCAGGTATGGGTAACACAATCAATATCGTATAGGTAAACTATGTCAGAAAAAACATATATCATAGCAATGGAAAAGGGTCAACCTAAAGACCAGCTGAAAGATGAACTGACAGCTGAGTCTGGTAATGATTATGTTCCAGCTCGAACAGTTGATGTTGTTGAACCGCGTAATGGTAGCACACGACATTTTGCTATGGCACTTACAGATGAAGAAGCAACAACTCTAAGAGATGACCCTCGAGTCAATAGTGTTCATGAACCTATTGAGTGGGATGACGATATGTTAGACTTTGAAGTCAACCATAGAACTAGTTGGATTAGAAAAGATCCTAACGCTACTCAAAACAATTGGGGACTGCTAAGACATATAGAAACTTCTAATCAGTGGCCTTCCAATGGGGCGGCTGATACAAGAAGTTCTGAATATTATACTGGTCACTTAGATGGTACAGGCGTTGATGTTGTAGTACACGAAGGAGACACAGCAAGACCAACTCACGAACAATTTTATAATTCAAATGGTGCTACAAGATATAATCAGCTTCAGTGGAATACATTGCCTAATATGAGTGGTGCTAATACAATTAACTATTCTACTGCTGCAGGTGATCATGCTACTCATGTCCTTGGAACAATGGGTGGTTTGACTGTTGGTTGGGCTCCAGGTGCTCAGTTGTATAGTTGTCCAATTAATTATATTGGCTCTTCACTATATTGGTTTGATGCTGTGAAAGAATTTCATTTAAATAAAACAGTTGATCCTCAAACAGGTCATAGAAGACCTACAGTTATGAATATGAGTTGGGGATATAAAACTTTTTTGACTAATATTACCGGAATATATTTTAGAGGTTCTAATGTAGGAACTACACCCGGAACTTCTAATGCAATAATTGGTGATGTATCAGATAGAGTGAATTGTCCAATATATGGTTTTGAATCTGAAATAGATGAATTGCATGAAGCAGGTGTTATTATTACAAAGTCGGCTGGAAATCAATATCAAAAACTAGACATTGATGGTGGAACAGATTATAATAATTATATGACTCGATCAGTCGGTACTGGAAACATAAGTTCTGGGAATGCATTATACTATAACAGAGGTTCAAGTAATCGAAGTACCGATACAATAGTTGTTGGGAATATGGACAGTGATTTATATTCTAGTAGTGAAGCTACAGAGGTATCAAGTGAAAAAGGACCAAGAGTAGATGTATGGGCAGCAGGAACAAATATTGTTAGTGGTGGAACTAGTAGTGATACGACGTATCTTAACTATACAGGAACAAGTATGGCAGCTCCTCAAGTAGCAGGAATGTGTGCTCTTCTAGTACAAATGAATCCGGGTATGAGTCCAGCACAAGTTAGACAGTGGGTTATAAATAATGCAAAGACCGGGATGTATATTGGTGACACCAATAATACAACTTATTTTAATAACAATAGAAATTTACAAGACGGAAATGATAGAATAGCTTATTGGCCTTTTAGTGATCATAGGCCTATTAATCTCTCTGTCAACACAGAATATGTATCTTTTTAGATATAAATAGATTAAATATTTTAGAGGTTTACAATGACTCGTCAGAACATATCAACTGGCACATTTGCTAATGATGGAAGTGGTGATACGCTTCGTCAGGCCGGGCAAAAGATTAATGAAAATTTTGTTGAGCTGTATCAAAAACTTGGCGGAGATAGTAATGCTCTAACAGGTATATTATCTATTGCTAGTAGTGGTATTTCATTTGAAGGTGCAACTGATGATGCTAATGACACAGTTTTAAATGCTGCAGATCCTACACAAAATAATACTATTAATTTACCAAATGCCTCTGGTAATATTGTGCTTGATTCTGCCACACAAACATTACTTAATAAAACACTTACTGGTCCAATAGTAAGCGGTATAAAAATTAAAGATAACGATGCTTCGCACACTTATAATTTTATAGCGGGTTCATTGACTGCGAATCATAATATTAATATACCAACATTATCAGATAGTGACACACTTACTTTAATTGCTGCTTCTCAAACATTAACAAATAAAACTCTTACAGCTCCTACAATGTCTCAACCAAAAGTTAGTGGTTATGTAGCAGACGTTAATGGAGCTGAGCTTATTGGTATTACTGCAACAGGAAGTGCGGTTAATCACGTCGGTGTACAGAACGCAGCTACTAGCACGAATCCTATTTTAAGTGCAGTTGGAGATGATCCAAACATTAATTTAAATTTAGCCGGTAAAGGTACAGGATCAGTAGAAATAGAAAAGGGAGCGTATTCTGTAGGTGAAATAACGTCTACTGGTGCTGCAGATGCTTCTAAAGGATTTATTCTCGCAAACTCAGCGACTCCGATTACAATATCAGTAGCTGATGGTACAACTGTTGGAGAACATAAAATATTTACAAATAAGAATGCTGGTGCTGCTACTATCACTCCAGCCAATTTTGGACCAGGAACCAGTATAGCTTTGAATAACAATCAAGGTTGTCAGATGATATGGGACGGTGGAAATTGGCAGTTGATTGGTAACAACGGCGGAACAGTGAGCTAGGGAATCTAAAATGGTTGCAATTATTACAGATA